GGCCCGCCATAAGAGGCAGACCAACAACGCCTTTTGCCATTTCTACGGCGGGTTTCATGGGCTCGCGGGCGATATTCATGCCGGCAATAGCCGCGCCGCCGCCTAATAGCGTGCCAATGTCAAGAAGATTGCCGAGCGCTTCTTCACCTGTTTTGGGCGCAGTGCCGAAGAATGGTTTTTCAAATACTGGCGAAACAGCTTTTCGTTCAGGAACGCCGCCATATTGAGAGATAATGTCAGAATAATCGCCAGCCGGTGCGCCGCCGTATTGAGATATAATGTCTGAATAGTCGGCCATTAACGACCTCCCCGCGCCGCGATAGCCGCGCGAACTTTATCCGCAACACTTGCCGGGAACTTATGCGGTCCTTGACCGGGTATGTCTATAGTGACCATCTCCTCTCCGCCAGCTTTGCCGCGTGTGGCCGCAGCGCCTTCAGGCGTTGTTATATTATTGCGAAGTCGGCTTAACTGCGGCGCTTCTTTATACGGCACGCCAGCACGACGCGAGAGCATACGCACGGCTTCATCAAATTTAGCTAGTCGATCACCGACTGGAACTGCCGTGTCATCAAGACCGCCAATGGCTTCCATGACAAATTTACGATCTTCGTCAGTAAAGCTCTTGCCGCCAAGACTGCCACCAACTTTATCCAAAAGAGCGTTTTTCTGCGATGAGCTGAGCCGCGCTTCGCCGCGTGTTCCTTCCGTAGACACGCCAAAAGCCCGCGCAAGACCGTAAAGAACCTGTGTAGGCCGACCGCCGCCAACGGATTCCATCAACTGCGCAGGACGCGACGCACCCGTTTCCGGGTTATATTCGATAGCGTCAAGGAATTTGAGCGCCGATTTTTGCCCGGCAGCTTCTTCCGTGCCTATCGGAGCAGGAGTAAACGATTTTAATGGCTCTCGAATGCCAGCTTCTTGAGCCTTAGTCGCTCCCCCGCCCGCGCCGCCAGCCCAACGAATAAGATCGCCAGCCGTTTTAGCCTTAGCAAAAACTTCGGGATTAGATTTGATTGCTCTGGGCGACAAAAGCTCCGTCACAGGCGTATCGGGCGATGCGGACAACACATCAATCGCGCCGTCAGGCCCAGCAAAGTGCGCAAGATAAGTATTGCCTTTAGAGGGCTCGAATCCAGCATCGCGCAAACGCTGCTGATTAGCCGCCGTAAACGCCTGAAGCATTGGCTCTTCAATCGGCGTTTGTCCGTCAATCTTCGTCCCGCGCTGCGCCAGAATCGCTTCTTTTGACATACCTTTAGCGCGATCAGGAAAAGTCTTGCGATAGGTATCGACAAACGTGCTGTCGATGAATTGACCTACACCTTGCGCTGATGAACGCGGATTTTTACCTGTGCCTTCGCGGCCCATAGTGTATTGTAACTGGTCAAATTCTTCAGGACTGATAATACCGCCGCCGCGTTCCGGGCGATAGCCAACAATGTTATCGCCTTGTTTAACTTCAACATACTTAGGCATTGCTGTGGCTTCTGAGCCTTCTACAATGCTAGCTTTTCTAGTAAGCGGATTGATTTGAATGAACCGCGAAGTATCGCCAAAATGCTGCTGCATAATTTGCGGCTTCATGTCCGCGCCTTGCATAGCAATCATTTGAATCGACTGCGGGTCATATGTTTCCGGTAATGTCGCGGCGGCGAGCGGAAATGTCTCTGTGACCTGCTTACGCCAAGACGGGTAATTTTGTGCATTTATGCGCGGAGTCATATTAACGAGATAGTCGTATTTCTTAGATGCTATCTCAAATTCTTTCGCCTGCTGTTCGGCCTGTAATTTATCGGCTTCACGAATGTCTTTATTAGCCGCATATCCCGCCGCTGCTTCAGCAAGCCGCATTTGTTGTTCTAAACGCTGCTGTTGGAGCGCGTTTGCTGCAAACGCCTGCCCCTGCGCAAACGAACCCATGAGGTTCAAATTCGGCGTTTCAAATTCAGGGATAGGACGATATTGAATTGGCATCGTAAATTACCTTAGCCAAAGAGAGATTTACCCATACCAGCCTTATAGCCAGCATACGTGCCACCAGCTTGAAGCGCCTGCCCAAGCAACGATGACATGGCGTTTGTCGGCCCCATATAGGCGCTGGCGTTATTAGCGCCAATGTTAGCGTAGCCCTGACCGATGGCTTGGCCAAGGTTCTGATAATTCTGCGCCAGATTAGTGCCTGTGCCGATAGCGGCATTGCCGATACCTTGCGCTGCGCCAAAGCCGGTCTGGCCAAGTCCTTGGAGCGCCTGAGTAGCCGCCAGACGGTTTTGCATAAACCGATTGTAGGCGTTGCCATATTCTTGACTGGCCATATCCTGACCGAATCGCTGCGCGCCTTTTAACGCTGCGCCAGAAGCGCCCAGTCCTCCAGCCGCCATCTGGCGCTGGACCGCCTGAAGACCCTGCTGTTCGCGGAACGCATAGCCTGGGTCCATCTGAAGCTGAGCCATAGTGGGCATCTGCGTGTATGCGCCAGTCGGCCCATAGAGATTAGCGAGCTGATTGATGGCGTTCACGCCAACAGTCTGATACGGCGTATAAGCCCCTGTAGCTTGCTGCTGACCCTGCTGAAGTGCGTTTTGCGCATTCGCGGCTTGCTGAGCCTGCGCAATCATCGCCAACTGAGTGGCCTGATTTTGAGCCGCTGCGGCCTTACCCCAACCCATCGTTAGATCCTTCCTACCGTGCCGTCAGGGCGGCTCACCATGCCAAGTCTTTTTAGAATACCATACATATAGTCGTGCCCGTCGTCCACCCGCGTATAAAAGTCAGGGCGGCCAACGATCTGTCTTAAAAGCCCTTTTGTCAGCCATTTACGCCGCCATTGAGGCAATATCGAACAGTGAACCTCGCCGTCTTTTTCAAACATAGCGCCAATCGGTTGCCCGTCGCGCTCTATCAAGTTTACATTCCATCCTTCCGCTCTTCTGACGTGATCGTCAAAAGATATTGGATAGTTCCAGTCGGTCGCCGTATAGCCGATCCGCAGAGCTGTCTCGCGGTCATCGACTAACCGCGTCGTCATGTCACGGTCCTGCCGGTCGAACGAATATTAATGGCCGAGGCTGTCCCCGCTATCGTGGAGATAAACCCGCCAGACGCCAAGGCATGGCCGACCAGTTCGGGGAATGTATATGTCTCACCGGCTTGAAGCGTCTTGGTCTTGACGATCAGATCAGAATTACCCGGCGTGCCGCTGGGATTGACCAGATTGACGCTGATCGTCGCCGCCGTCGCGCTATAGTTCGTCGCCGTGAACTTGTCGATAATCGTCGTCAAGCCCGTAGACGTGTATTGCGTCGTCTGCGTATTTTCCGCCGTTTTGGCCGGTATGATTACTGTGACTGTGACAGCCATGACAGATCCTTAGAAGAACGTAAACGACCCTATAAGGGCATACGAGAAATTCAACGACGTGGCCGTTTTATTCTGTATCTTAAACGCGCTCGTTCCGGCGTCCCAATAGACGTTTACTGTGCCCGCATTGTTTACAGTAGTCGTATATAAACCGCTGCCAGTAGAAACAAGCGATACAGGAGTGCCTGACGCACCGCCTCTGAGTTCAGCCAAAGCCGAAGAATTGCCTGGGTTTACGATTGACATAAACCCATATGTAAACGCGGACCCGATGTCAGCAGTTCCGTTACTAGCAATAGTAACGATAGGGCCATTCAGCGCTGAATTAGTATTTAGTCTTCTTGTGTCGACGTTAGATGTATAAACAGCATTCTGTGGTAAGGGCGTGGCGGATTCTTCGGGGCTATCCCCCCAAACTAAATACTGGCCTGTAAGAACCGCCGTTGAGTTAATTACCCAAAGACAGCTTTGAAGCGCTAGGCCATCAACAGTAGCATCTACATTTAGGCAAGTCCGCCCAACGCCACCTTGATACGTTATATTGCTAATCAGAGGGTCTTTAACATTACGCAGATAAATTCCGTTTCGGAAATTATCCAGCCTCGATTCCGCCACAAGAACATTCTGAGTTCCATACCCCGACGCATAAACACTATACGCCGTGGTATCTAGCCCTTGTTCAGTCCTAACGCCACGTAGAGTCACGTTATAGGACACCGTGGACGATGTAACATCGTTCCAATAAAATCCATGCGTTCCAAGATTCCACGTTTGGTAGCCATCAAACGTGAGGTTGGTCATGTTCACGCCGTCAAGGACGGTGACACAAGGGTTATTAGCCGCCGCTAAAAAACAATCTTGGAAGTGAAAGTGATCCGTGTGAATCGTAGCAAAGTTAGGGTTTACGCCTAATACGACTGGTTTATCAGCGTATGCCTTGAACCGCTGAACGGACAACGCCTCGCGGCCCGTCGTGTAAAGACCGCGCGATGAATTGGTCGCGTCACTCCAAAAATAAGACCCTGCAACGGCTACAACGCCGCCGCCAATTTCAATGTCCACAAGCGCAAATTCGCGAATGTCATTCAGGTTAATAGCCGTTTTAACGTATGTGTTATCATTGCTGTAGAAAGACATACTTTTCAACGAGCATTCGTAAAGCGAGTCTACACCGGCAGTAAACGAAAAACACGACCCGTTCGCCGTCGGCGCAAAATTTATCTGCGTAGACCGAATACCCTGTCCGACAAGATGAACGCGATCTTTTGCAATCGTAATCGTGCTGGTGACTTTATACAGGCCGCCGGGAAAAAAGATGGTGCCATTACCAGTCGAATAATAGTTGACCGCATTCTGGATGGCCGATGTGACATCTTCGACGCCATTACGCGCGCGAACGGATGCGATCTGCGCGGCGGTCATAAAGTCAAAAACGCTGACGACTTCACGCAACTTAGACTGAACGGTGGTGGCGACAGAGTTCGTGCCGCCTTGAATATAGCCGACAAGCGACGATCCGCTTGAACTGGCGAAGATATTAAGATCCGCCTGCGTAAGCTGCGGATAGATATTGTCGACGGTCCAGATCTCAACGTCGGTCGATGACTTCAGGACCAGCTTATACGGATTGGTCTTCAGCCAAACATTCGCTTCTCCGCGAGAGTCCAGAATAACTGGATTGGTGTTTGTAGACACACCGGCATAGTCGACATAAGTCGCTTGAGGCGTCGTCGTGCCAGCCGCATACGAATAAAGCTTGCCGCCGACAAGCGGATCTCCATTAGAATCAAAGAATTGCAGTTTAGGCGGCGGCGTAAGAGAAGCGACCATGATCTACCTCGTTGACGGCATACTGCCATGTTTTCATACGATTAGCAATCAAACCGCATAACAGAGAGTCAAGCGGAAATCGCTGGTATTGGTAAAATTTGTGTCTGTAAGACTGGCGCGGCCAGTTGTCGTTTGCTGAACTAAATTCAACGTTGTGCTGGAAATAACCGGAATGACTGCACCGCCAGCCGTTAAACCTGCCATATTAGCCGCAGGGTCAAAAGATCCAACACTATTGTCGCCCGCTGTCGGAAATGAACCTGTTCCTGCGACAATAGTAACGTCGCCGGTTGAAGATCCTTTATTAGACAGCACTATTTTGATGTAGAGGTGAACGAACCGGCCTATCTTTGTGTAGCGCCCGATCTGTGTCGTATAGGTTACGCCGGTCGAAGCGCCGCCGAACTGGATAATCGGCGTGAACGACACATCGGTCGATAGCGGGACGTTTTTCCAGTATGTTAACGCGCTATCATATTGAATAATGTCGCCATTATTTAGCGTTCCAAACTGGACATTGCTATCTGTGCCGCCTAATTTAGACCCCGGAATAACTTTTACTTGCACAGATCCATTTGTGCCGCCAGCCGCTTTTATGACTACACCGACTTGCACTTTAATGTTGGGCGCAGAAGGTTCTGTTATGGTATATCCACCAAGGACCGCTGGATTATACCAAATGGGTGATCCATCACCCAATCCCGCCGTATTGAGCCCATGAACGACGCCAAAAGCTGTGACGCGGCCATAGCCATTTTTGGCTATATTTTCAGTCGCTATGCCAACAATATCATTGGCGTCTGTCGTTCCTATTGGTGCGGGCTCAAATTTAACGACGCCAGTTGTGCCGTCTGACCCAGTTACAGCGATTACTTGGCCTTCGGTAATTGCTTCCGAGGCTCTTCCGTAGACATATAGTTCGTCGCCTATCTGCTGAGTAACAGCGCCGTTGCCCATGCGAAGATTAAGCGTTCCTGTCGAATCCCACCACATAGTCCCGGCAGGAAGCTGATCCGCGTTTGTAAACGACGGTAGTGTATTAAAACCAAGAAATCTTACGTTGTCTTGCTCGACAGACGCCATTGTGCCAAGATCTGGGCGTGGCAAAGTTAAAACAAGCTGCCGCAGACTATCAATCTGGGCCTGTAATTCGCTGGATATACCGGTTGGTTGGTTAAAAAGCTGTGCGTATATCTCATCAACGCGAGCGGTAAGTTCTTCAGACCGATTACCCGGCGAAACTAAAAGATCCTGCAAAGACACATCGGTAGTGCCGTTACCCGCTAACGTAAACAGATTAACAAAGAACCGATACCATTCGCGCGTAATCAATCCCGTTCGAGGGTCGGTAAGCGGGACACGCGGAGGTGTGATGCTGGTAATATTAGGCATTCGTGGGGCTCAAGATCAGTTCAGCGCCCATAATTGCAATCTTAACCGGATCTGTTCCCGACAGCTCATACACCCGATCACGAATCTTTAGCGTCATGCCAAGTCGCCGCCAGATCGTCCCGTAGCCATACGCGCCAATCTTACCCATTGATTTCCAATGTTCATTAGACCAAGTGTGACCGCCATCGTCTGACCAGCGCAGCATGACCTGTGGATCAGTGCCCTGCGTTGTGCCGTCCAGACCTACGCCTGTTTGGCAGTCTAGCTGAAGGCTGTGCTGGGTCGTGCGTTTAAGATTGTTTTCGCCCGTCGGAAGCGCCCGCCAAGAACGCAGCCACTTTTGCACGCCGCTGTAGTCGTCGTATTTGTCAAGGTCAAAATAGTAAATGTTGCCGTTCTCATAATCGCCAACAACAATTCTATTGTTAAAGTTCATCTGGCAGTTGCTACGGTGCCGCGCAAACTGATCGTTTACCCAGCTCGCGCGCTCATGCCATGCGCCGGTCGCCACGTCGTAAACCCACGTCGTGTTAGCGTTGGGAAAATTCAGCACGTAAAAGGCGTGGCCGTCCTGCTGATACGTGTAGCCAACAGCGTCGCTAAGATCTGTGTATTGCTGGATTTGCCACTCAACGGCGTGCGTCGAAATACGCTCGCCAGTGTAGCCTTTGGCTTTGTAAACAATACCGTTACCGCGCGCGTCAGCGCCCAGCCAGAACAGGGTGTTGTCCAGCTTGGCGACAGAATAGGCCGCTAAGCAGCCGATTTCGTTGAACGCGCCTTGAATACGGGTAAGCGGGAAATCTGGCAGGCCAGCGTCATACCAGACTTCGACAGTGTTCGTGCCAAAGATCCAGACTTCGCGATGATCGACGATCAGAGACACGATGTTATCGGGCGAACCTTCGGCGCTGGCAAAGTCAAGCGGGTCAATCAACAAGCCATTATAAGATGCGGTAAGCCAGATCTTTTGGCTGTTCGGCTGGTTAAAGACAAAATAGCCGTCGATGAACCCGACAGTAACCGCGCCGGGAAAATCAGGGTCCAGAACTTGTTCGAACGTATTGGTGCTGGGTGTGAATATATACGCGTCAGGATTGGTGACGATAATCAACTGCGTGCCGTTGTCAGACATGCTGACCGGCCCTGTGCCTGAAATGGTGCCGCGAAGAACGGCGTTCCATTCGGTGTCAAGCTGATAAAACTCAGACCCGGATGCGACATACCCATAACCGCCAAAAGTCCAGAGCCCACGGATAGGTCCAGCGCCGATAGTGGTTATGAGCGACAGTCCAGGGCAGCGCTGAAGCCATGCGGCTTCTTTGCCACCTTCAGGGACGATTTCGGGGTAGAGATTAACGCATCTACTATTGGCAGCGTTTGGACTTCGCAGTACGTAACTACTTCCCAGAATCGGACTTTTCATGGTAAAACCTCCGCATCAAAGGAGGCAACATGCTTACCGCAAAAATTCTGCGCCAAGAGTTGTTCTACGACCCGGATACAGGTGTTTTTACGCGCCGCAAAACGGGTGAGATAGCCGGCGATAAAATGAAAACCGGATATTGGCGCATAAATGTGAATGGCCATCGATATACTGCGCATAGATTGGCTTGGCTTTATGTCACGGGAAGTTGGCCGGTTCACCATGTAGACCATATAGACGGGGATAAAACTAACAACAAATTCAGCAATTTGCGCGACGTGAGCAGAGCGCAGAATTTGCACAACATCCCTAGACCAAACTGCAATAATGCGGCAGGTTTCAGAGGTGTATCGCTGCACCAAGGAAAATGGCGTGCGCAAATAATGCTCAACCGCAAGCACATCAAGATAGGGTGTTTTGATACGCCTGAAGAAGCTCATGCTGCCTACCTTAGGTATAAGTCCTTGATTTATCAATAGTTTCCGGCGTAGATATTATAGCGCTGGCGGGTGCCCACAATGCTGTATGGCAGCGCCATAATGTCATCCGGGTTATTGATACGCTTCAGATTGCGCTTGCTATACATGGCGATGCGCTGCACCTGCGCTGACGGCTCGACGCCAAACTCAGGGGCCATTTCGCAGGCCAAATTATAGCGGAACGCCCGCAGATAGCCTGGCGGGAACGTCAATGGCGTAGCCAAAACGGCCGGTTGCGTCAGTTCTTTGACCGAAATGAAATGCCATTCCAGAAGCCGCAACGGCACCGGATAAATGAACATTTCAATGTCTGGGTAGGTCATATTCGTAAAAATGACCTGCGGGTATGTGGACGTAACAGTCTTGACGGCGATGCCGTCATACTGTTGCTGGTTGATGAACTTGATGCCGTAGGACACATTGGTCTGCGGGTCGCGGAAATAAGTCGCGTCATCTAGCAGAACAGGTCGGTTGCCAACAAAATCGCCGGTAGGGCCAAGCGTCCGGCTAAGAGCGCTTGGCGGCCACAGAAAGGTTTGGTCCTGCGTTGAAAAGACCGCCAGACGCTCTGTGTTCCACGAGTCGATCATCTGGTTCAGCGCTGTCAGCGCGTCCTGAGATGTCTCCGCTGAGGGCGTTTCGCCTTCTGCGAGGACGCCCAGAAGTCTCAGGGCTCCGTTGATCTGATCGCCCGCCGTCGTCGTCATTTGGATCGAACCTTTCCCAGCCGTTCTCTTCGTCGGCTTCGGCTTCCATTTCTAGCGTGGCGATCTTAACGCCATGACGCTCATGACGCAAATAAATCAGGGCCATTTTACACCTATGGAAAGGGCCAGGCGGGCCGTAGCCCGCCCGTAAGGTTATATTAAGACGCCAGAAGCGGGACAGAATACCAAGTCGTTGCGTCATATGCGATGAGCAGCGAGGAAGTATTGGCTGCAAGCACATAGTTGGAGTCAACTGTGATTGCATTGATGCCGTCGCCCGTAGCAGGCCATACTTTCAAAACAGCATTAGCGCCATTTTTAATGATGACCGTGCGCCCTGCAATAGCCGCTGGAAGTTTAACGCCTTTAGTAGCGTCAGCCGCTGTTACAAGCGTAAGCCCGTCTGATATTGATGCGGCGTCGGACTGTGTTGAGCCAGTCGCAGCTACAGTAGCCGTCTTTAGATAAAGACCGCCAGTTGTCGTGATGTCGCTTGCGCTAACCGAAGTCGCGCCAGATATAGTGCCTCCGCTGATCGTCGCGCCCGTAATGGTTGTGCCACTTACGAGTTCGGGATCAGAAAAGGCAACACCTACAGGTTTTGTGTTTGGCATTGCCTTTATCCTTTATTACGAGATGCGGTAAAGCGCCCAAGTGGTAGCACTGGCCTTACGAGCGCGATAGCGCTGTGTCGTTCCAGCAACAGCCGCAATGGTCATCAGACCCTGACTACCAGAGGTGCCGATTGACCAACCCGTGTTTGTCGTCACAGTGATAACGCCAGAGCTAGAACCATCGACGTTGATGATCGAGAAGTCGAAGGTTGCGCCAACTTTAACGACCGCTATAAGTTCGGCTTCAAGATTAGCAACAGTCGGAAGCGTGTAAGCTGCCGCTGAAGCACCTGGGCTGCCAAGAATCAAGCCACCAACGACCTGTGCAGCCGTAAGCGTGGCCGCGCCAGCGGGGATAGCCGCCGGAGCTGGCGTATTGATAAAATTGGTGCCAGACAGATTGCCGTCACCGACCTGGTAGCCGCCTTCACCATTCGGAAGAGCGCCGTAAGGGCCAAACGTCTCAAGCGGATAAGCCGCATTCGAAGTAGTCGTCATGGATTAACTCCTTGAATTAGAAGAAGAAGGGGCCGAAGCCCCCTCTAATGTTAGCCCCACAGACGGACAGCCATCTGCGGACGAATGACCGAATAGCCATACAGCACGTCAATACGGCACGGCAGGCGGTCGTTGTTGATGTCATACTGACGCACGACGCGCAGGCTGATACCATTATGGACCTGACGCGAAGCCATGTCGACGCCCTGCGGCATAAGCAGATCGGCGGTGGCGAACGCGATGGCGTCACGATGGTAGATCAGGTTCTGCGGATACTGCGTCGAAGCAGAACCGTAGAAGGTGACAGCCGCGCCGGAAACCGGCAGAGCGTCGACCGTGGCGAGAGCCTGGCCAGCCGAATACATCGCCGGGACAGTGACCGAAGCCGTGGTGGACGCCGTAACGTCAGCCAGAGCCACGAACTGATACAGCGAGCCGGTCGACTCGCGAGTCTGCGGGTTGACGGCGTAAACGCTGCCAATCGTGAACACGTCACCAGCCTTGATCGTCGTCGAGCCAAGGCCCGTCAGAACGATGGTCGTCGAACCTTCGGTCGTGACCGAGGTGCTGACCGTCACGGTGCCGGCGCGCGAGCCGGTCGTGAACTGCTTGACCGACTGCGACATATTCAGCTCGTCATAGCCGAGGATGCCTTCACCGAACATGCCGTTCTTGAACTGCTTGCTGATAGCCGAAACCGGGTTGAACAGGCCCTTCATGCCTTCGATCAGCGCGGCGTTAGCAGCCGGATTGACCGTCGCATAGCGCGGCGACATGACAGCGGCGTTCTCGTTCAGCTTCTGCTGCGCCTGCAACAGAACGAGCGAGGTGGCCGGAGTCGTGCCGGGCGTGCCGACCGAGTTGCCGATGTATTTGAACGAGTTCGCAACGTCAGCGTCGATGCTGGCGGCGAGCTGCGAAATACGCGGCTTCAGCACGCGTTCCGCGAAGTCGTCCAACTGCATCGTCAGTTCGGCGGTCGTGAAGTTCACGCCGATATGCTTCTGCGAAGACACGGTCAGGGTCGTGTACTGTTCGTTGTCGTCCTGAACCTGAAGCGCAGCGCCGTCCGTGACCAGAGCGCGGTCAGGCAGGCGGATACGCAGGGTCGAGCCGATCTTCGCGCCTTCAACGGCGAAAGAGTCGTCATACTGGCGGTTAACGGTGCGCGTCAGGACAAGATTATTCTCAAGGATCTCCAGAGCCTTGCGAGTAATCATGTCAATCGTAAGAATTGAGTTAGACATACCTTATCTCCGATTCTGCGCTTCCCACTTCTTGATCTGACGCTGCCGTTCCGCTTCAATCCATTCCGACGTTGACATTGACTTGATAGACCGAGGGTCTGCCGTATCGTAACGCGGGCCTGAGTTTGATCGAGTAGCCGTGACAGGAGCAAGAGGTGCGGGCGCGGTTGAGGTTTTCTTAACCGGCGGGTTCGTGGTCAGATTGACCTCGATCTTCCCGATCTCTTTTGCCTGCAAGACAGGCGGCAGTTTGGAAATCCGCCCGGCTTCTTTCGGATTAGACCCTAGCCAATAGATGACTTCGGGGCCAATGTCAGAAGCCTGGATGGCTTGAGCCATAACGTCCGTGACGGGAAGGTTCGGATTATACGCGACTTGTTCAAAGTCTTCGTATCGGTCCCTAGCCTCTTCTTCACGGTCCTTATAGGACTCCAAGATCGCTGCCTGTTGGGCTGCGGCCTCGCGCTGGGCTAGAAGATCTCGCGCTTTCTGCTCCGCTAACGCTTCCGCGTATTGCTGAGCATTCTCGAAATCATCCGGCGCAGGTGGAGGTGCGGCGGGCGTTCGCGCCTGCTGCTCCGCAAGCCGTTGGGCCTGCTCTCTTTCCCATTTGCGCTGTTCTCTTGCAAGGCGCTTGCTTACAATCGCGTCCAACTCTTCCTGAGAGAACGATTTTGTAGGCTGCTGTTCCTCCGGCGTCGTATCAGCAGATTCCGGTGCTGCCGTAGCTTCCGGTTCCGGCGCGGGGCTGATCTCCGCTACAGCCTGTTCATCATCAGACATTACGTCTCCTACCTAGCTGTCCGGCTAGTCGGTTAGTTTACAATGCCATAGAGTATTTGACGTGTCAAACGCTCCACGGCAACGCAGGGACTACGACGGCAGGATTGCCAATGCTGGCAAGCGCTGCCGCCAAATTCTGCTGGGTCAATGCGACGCCATCCGCACCAAGATCGTTCTTGACCCAAGTAAGCACCTGCGCCTTTGTGAGATTTTCATAGGGCACAAACGGGCGGTCGTCGTTAAAATGGATCATTTGATTTCCGCAGACACTCGTGGATTTTCCACTTTCAGTAGCTGTGGCGGTCCATTTCACTGAAGTCACGACATTAATCCGGCCGTCTAATTCAGGGGCGCACGCCATTTCGACGACATCCCAAGCATACGTAATAGCCATCTTATTTTCCTTCCAGAGCCGTTAGACGCTGCTTAAGATCAGCATTTTCGCTCGAAAGTTCCTGAATCGCTTTCACGAGATAAGGAAGAAGATTGAACTGAATCGCCAGTTTTCCATCTTCTTTCTTGGCGACCTGACGCGGCAGAACATTGATATATTCTTGGGCGATGAAACCTTCATCGTGGCGGCCTGAGTCGATGTAATCAAATTCAACCGCGCGAAGCGCGTTAATGACACTCAACCCGCCCTCAAGATCAATGATATTTGTCTTGATCGACACGTCAGACGTAACCGACCAAGACGCATTGTTATTCTGCTGATACCAACCGCCGCCATTCTGCCAATACGCGCCGATGTTAGCCGCGCCATCAGACAACACAACATAGTTGCTGCCTGTTGCGCTAATTGGCGCAGCCGAGCCCTGATAACCACCGATGATAACATTATAGGAGCCGGTCGTAATACCATACCCGGATGCCTGACCCAGACATGCGTTGTTAATTCCGCTGGTAATGCTGTAGCCAGCGCTATTCCCCACAGTAGTGTTATTGCCGCCGCCAGCGATTTTATTGCCCGCGTTATACCCAACCGCCGCGTTGCCGCTGCCAGTGCATGTGATTAGAGCATTCGTGCCGACCGCCGTATTGTTATTGCCAACACTATTGGTCGCAAGCGTAGCGTACCCAACGCCGACATTCTGAACGCCCGTCGTGTTAGCCGTAAGACTCGCGGTCCCAATAGCCGTATTAGTGCTGCCAGTATTGACTGAAAGAGTGCTACTTCCGATCGCCAGATTATTGTTTCCGACAAGATTAGCGGCAAGCGCTGACGACCCAATGGCCACGTTGAACGTGCCTGTAGTATTCGACGCAAGCGCCACATTGCCAAATGCGACGTTAGTGCTCGACGCGCCGCCGCCAAGACCGACCGTCATTCCTTGAATAGAACCAGCACCAGTGACTGTAAAAGTCCCCGACACCGCGCCATTGCCGCTTTTATCGACAGTAAACGACCCAGTGGTCGCGCCTGTCGAACTTAGGTTGATAAGATAAGAACCTGCCGCCGAGGCCGTGTTCGTAACGACCATCTTGATACCGTTGAACGCCGTTCCGGCGGCGTTCCAAGTATCTGTAAGATTATAAATATAAGCCATTACGCCCTCGTCTCTATCTCAAAACCTTCGCGGTCAAGAATCGCAACATCAAAACGGTCGAAGATCGCTTGTGATGGTATAGGACCGGAGCCACCCTCACCGACCGCCGGCATAAACGGCCCTAGCCCACCTTCATACGAGGCTGGCTGAATGCGAAGCTGCGGCCGAAGCCGCATTTCATCGCCATTTATGGACCGAAGCCGTATCGTCATGCGTAATAGCTGATGTTGAGCTTAGCGCTTGCGGCAGTTTCGATGAATTTGATTTTGTTGAAGTCGCCGTCATAGCTAAGCGACGCGCCAACAAAGATTGGCATTCCGACACTTGCCGTGGGGTTCGTGCCGTCGTCGCGCCAACGCACGTTCTGCGTTTCCGGCACGATCAAAGCCAGTGTAGCGCCTTGGGGGACGGTCAAACCAGCGGCAGAGCTAAGCGACGTGATCTGCTGATAGCCCAAGCAGACAGTAGTAGATTTCAGACCCATAATGCCCTCTTTAGGCTAGGAATTTCAATTTATACAGCGTTGAGAGATATAAGTCTACAATGCCGTCGATGATGTTCTGGATGGCGGAGTCGTCTTTATACTCTTTTCGCGCCTCTTCGATCTCTTTTAGAGAATCTTCAAGAAATTCAACGACATTGTTGGTCTTTTTAGCCGAATGCAGCGTGATCGGCCCGATCAGACCGTAACGGCCCTGATAGGCTTCCGCCAGATCGTCCGCCAAGTCGATGACTTTCTCATAAAAGCCGCCCAAAGCCTTGTGTTTGGCGTAAGACCGCGTGTTCAGATGCACCGAATGGGTCACATCCCGCGCCAAAAACAGGTGTCCGATCAGATCCGCGCAACTCATTGTCCCATTTCCCTCATTGGCGTGTTGCCCGGCACGATGTCGCCCATGTCCAGCGCCGCCGCGATGGTGCCTTGCACGATGTCCTGCACCTGTTCAGGCGTCATGCCCGCCTGCATGGCCGACAAACGCTTGGTTTCGGCGTCATAAGCCTTAATCTGCGCGTTTTGCTCGTCAATCGCCAGTTTCTGCATCTCATAGGACTGCATAAGCTGCTGGATCTGGGCCGTTGTGGCCTCCATTTCCTGCGCCATCTGCTCCATCTGCATACGCATGGCCTGCGCTTCCGGCGATTCGTCGGTATCCTGAAGCACTTTCGGGTCAAGCATTTTCTCAAACCGCTTTGCCATCGTCTCCGCGCCTGGCCAATCCATGTTCTTGACGAACAAATCACCCGCAACCGACCAAAGCGCCGGGTTGGTCTGGAGGATCTGGCCCATCGTGTCCATCGCCTCCTGCTTGCGCGTCATGTAGCTAGGACCGGAGCTAACCTGAACGTCATAAGTGCCGACATTCGGGTTGTAGATCTTGGCGATCTCGATGCCTTCTTCGTTGACGATTGACCGCACCGCCTCCGGCTGAGCCGGGTTGATGCGCGCCATGTCCACGTCGCCCTCGACGTTGATGATGCGGGCCACGCGCTGCGTGTCGTAGATCTTCGGGATCAGGTCAACGAGCTGGCGAGCGACATACTTCACCGCCCGCGCGAGGTTGTCGACATAATGATAAGTGCTCGTGTCGCCTTGCCGCTCCCGAGCGAGGATCGCACGACCCGTCCGTTCGTTGGAAGTCGCCCCAATGCTACTATCGTACTGGCCAGTGGTCGACTTGATGTCTTCGCCAGCCCCCATCTTGGCTTGAATAAGGCCCGTTTGAGCCATCGGAGGCTGGGCGCGTTCAGGTAGCGGTAGCGGGTTTCCGGCCCCGTCAGTGACATCGGGATTGACCTCCAGATACGGCCAGTTGTTCGTATTGGCCGTTTTCCAGTTCGTCTCGTAGCCTTCGAACTGGCCCCCGTAACCAATGAACGGCGCTTTGGGGGCCAGAGCAAGCATTTCAGCTTCCTGGCTGACCCAGTAGTTATACATACGCTGCGCGTCTTTAGCGTTACGCACCAGACCACTAATGTAGATCTGACCGTCGACCTCGAACTCGTTGCCGACAACGCGGATTATGGGGATGTACTTACCCGCCCAGTCGCGCTCCTCCAGTACCTCATAGCCGTTGGTCTTGATCCACTTGACCTGCTTACGGTCGCTTTCGCGAGAGCGCAGCGGCTTGCCATAGGCGGCCATGAGCCGCTTGTCCTCCGGCGTGCCTTTGAAGGCTGTGATGTTGTCCGGGTAGAGGTTCAGCGTCGCCTTGCGATGCTCGATGTAGAAATACTCAGCGATGCGGACAGTCTCTTGGCTGACCCACATGCTGAGCGTCTGGTCGCCCACACCCTGAGACATCATGCCCGTGACAGGCGTAGCGTCAGGATACATGCGCTCGTATTCGGCTTTCGGAATGTCTTCCGTAATAAAGCACCAGTTCGCGTCTTGACCGCACGGGTCTTGGATCATTGGGTCCATATAGACGCTGAAGCTGCTGCGAACGCGCGCGATCTTGATGTCCTGCTCGAAAGAGTCCTCTTTCGTGTATTCCGTCAGGATGCGGATGTAACCTTCGCCGTATGTGACCTGGTTATCGCAGGCCGTATCATAGGCCACGTCGGCATCCGACATATACTCAATATGCCGCACGATACCGTCGAAGATCTCAGCCACCTGCGGGTCCGCGTTCTCGTCGGCGGGGATGACGCGGGCGGTCGGCCGGTTCTGGCGCTGCTCGTTGGTCACGAGGCGCACGTGCTGCGGCAGCTTGTTGATCGTCAGGCACGGTCGCGCGTTGATCGTTTGGCCCTGCACCGCGCCGCGTGTCGCCAGCACGTCGGCCGGCCATTGCCAGGCGTTGTCCGGCGAGCCCGCCATGAACCGCAGGTCGTCCAGCTCATCTTCGCGTGAGTCTGAATAGGCCGCCTGCGCCACTGTAAAACGGTGACGCATGGTGGCCAGACGGTCATCGTCCGGGTTATCGCTGACTTTGCCAGCCGCTACGACATCATCAGAAGCCACAAGATTTACCCTTGCTCATGCCGCCCTTCTTCGACGCCGCGGCGCGCTTCGTCGAGTAGGCGATAGCCACGGCCTGTTTCACCGGCTTACCGGCGGCGACTTCCGCTTTGATGTTCTTACGGAAGGCGTTCTTGCTGGTTGACTTAACTAGAGGCATTACTTCTTCCTCGTCTTAGCTGACTGTTTGAACGCCTTGGCGGTCGGTGCGCCCTCTGCGCCCGGCTTGCGCATCTTCTCGCCTGACCCGGCTTTGATACGCGCCCGCTTAGCGTGGATCGCAGCATACAATCCCGGTTTCTTTACGGGCATTTCCACCTCTTCATGCTGGCCTTGGCGCGCTCCGCGTTCTTCGACTTGGCGACTACGCCGCCCATGCGCGCACAGAACGACTTCTTACGCCCCTCATCGGCCTTGGTCTTAGGGTTGGGAGCCGGCGGCTTGAGCTTGCTGCCAGTGGCAGCATTATACTTAGCCCGGCCCTTGGCCGTCAGCCCAGCGCCGGCTTTAGTCGACAGCTTCTCGCCTCGACCAACGGACAGCGATACCGACTTTTTGGCCATTAGTGACCCATCCATCCTGAAGAGGCTGCGTTGCCACCATACGTTACGCGCGGTCTATTGTCTACTGTGCGGGCCTCTCTGTGCGCGACCGGATACGCGAACGTCACGGCGATAGCGTCGGCGGCGTCGGGTGAGGCCAGCCCTCGCGCCTTCATGTCCTTCTTGCTCTCTAGGAATATAGTCCCTTTACTGTCGGGCTTCATCATTGGGCCGGTCAGGTCGGACTTGAGGAAGCGATCGTTTGGTATGCTGGCTGTCTTGAGCCACTCCCGCATGGCGTGCCACATCTCAGCCCGCTTGTTCCCGAACATGATCGGTTTGCTTGACCGTTGCCCAAAGTTGACGCCCCGGATCTTATATCGTTGCTCCTTGAGCCGGTCGACGACGCCCGCGCCTAGCCCGCCCTCGTCCACGACGACGAGCGCTGGCCTGAACTCTTCTATGATGTCGATTACCCGCCCCACCACCTCCATGGTGTCGTCGCCCCGGTAGCGGCGTATGCCGATGATGTCTCGGCCCTGCCGGATAGCGATGACCGTAGCGTCTGCCCCGAACCGCGCCGGGTCGACACCCACGATTATCGGCGCTGTCTGATCCTGTGATGGCGGGCGTGTCTGCGCGTCTTGAACCAATGACGACGGTATGAACTGGTCATCGCTCGCGTTCGGGAAGGCTCCGTAGACCTCGACGTGAGCCTGAGCGCTGTCGGGGCCGTATTCGTCGATAATCTGCTGATAGACTGCCTTATCAGTTCCCTCCACGCTTCTTGCGTCAACAACCTTGTTTCGCCAGAAGTCGCGCTTGTTGTGGAAGCACTCGTAGAAGTATCCGCTGTTACGGCGGGGGTTGCTAAAGCTAAGCCAAAAACGATTAGGAGTGTTCTCTGTAAAGAAGCCACTGGCCACCGCCCATATACTGTCGTCAATACCGCTGGCCTCATCGAACACCAGCATGACGCCCGCGAAGTTGTGCACGCCCGCGTAGCTGTCAGGGTTCTCGGCCGACCACAGCCGCCCCTCCACGCCCCAATAGCGCGTGCCCAGCTTCAGGTCGCGCTCGACCAGTTCTGCGATCCACTTGGCCGGTAGCACTCGGGTAGCGCTTACCTCGAACCAATGGCTGTTAAGGCACATTGATAGCCACTTGGTGATCTCAGCCCAGGTGACGCTGCGAAGCTGCGCCTCAGAGTTGGCCGACACGATGGTCGTCGAGCCGATCCGGGTCGTCAGCATCCAGATCACGAGCCATGAGACGAGCGCGGATTTGCCGATGCCGCGGCCCGATGAGGTGGCCATGCGGAACGTTTCGAAGTCGACCTTTCCGCCGTTCTCTTTGATGTGGTCGCGCAGGTCTTGGAGGACTTCTAGCTGCCACCGTCTAGGCCCCGTAAAATGCTCTAGTGGCGTGCCGGCCTTACCCCACGGGAACGCCATCCTCACGAACGCGACCGGGTCGTTCTTCACCTGCGCCGACCATAGCGTCGCCATCAGCTTCTGTTCTTCGTCCGCTGAGTAGATCGGCACCTGCATCTATTAACTCCCCTTGGATCACGCGCTGCTGCGCCTCTTCCAGCGCCGCAATAATAGAGATGCGCTGCTCGACCTGCACCTGCACCGACTGCGGGGCCGTCCACTTGTGGACATGCTTGAGGATGTCCAGCGCCGCCTTAGTGTCGCCAGCGCGGGCGGCGTTGTGCAGCACCTCAGACATCTCAGCCTCACCTTCAGCGCGGCCTTTCTGTTCAGCATACTCCGCAATCGGATCAAACTGCACCAGCCGCCGATACTCGGTCGGCGTCATGCCAGCGGCGTAGGCGAGCGTGTCGCCTTTCAGCCCTTTGCGGGCGGCGAGATAGATGCGCTCTAGGACGGCTTCCGTCGCCTCTATTTTGCGCGGTTCGTATGGAAGAGACTCAAACATAAAGTCTTTTACCACTAAAATAAAAAATAAAAAAGTTCGTTTTTCTTAAAGGAGATCCCTCGGCCCAGCCCCCCTCCCTCTGAATGTCAACCAGCTATATGTAAACGGCTCAGATGCAGATTGAATGTAAACTTAAAGCATTACGTTAAGTTGACAATCAAACGTCGGATCGTCATGCGATGAGAAGGTCGCGACAAGCGCCAGCAAAACGTCGGATCGTCATGACGACGCAGGTTCATGCAGAATGTTTGCGCCTGGACGGCGCGGGACAAAAAACGTCGGATCGTCGGATTGCCATGACGTTTTCGGTCGCTCAAATCTTTTTGCAGTCCCTATACTATTATGTTTACATTTATTCTAAAACTCCCTATAACAACTCTCATGACGATATGACGTTTTCAAGCGGCGCCTCGCATTCAACGCCATGTTGTCCGACGCTTCGACGACGATCCGCAACTATTCGTAAAAAAGTATTTGACAATATCCACAAAAGGCCTATAACGTAACATATCCACAATGGATACAAGAAAGGAAACGACATGGAAAAGAAGATAACCGCTCTGAAAACCGCCTATCGCGCTGGCAACCGCGACGCCCTAATCAAAGCGGCGCGCGCCGTCGTCGCGTATGACCGCAAACATCCGTTCGCGATGCTAGTAGACAGTGAGCGGGCGGCAATCGTCCAGCTCGCGCGCAAGATCGCGCAAGCCTAATCTAACAGGCGGCGCTTTACAGCGTCGCCTTTTCTTTTGTAACATATCCACAAGAAAGGAAACGACATGATCGACAACGCAAACGACCTACTCAAAGCAATAAAGCGCAATCGGTTTACAGGCGTAATCCTGTATGAAGGCCCGAGCGCTATAGACGGCGCGCCAGTCGTCGTCATCGCCAATCGGATTGAAGCGGCGAGCGGTAACAGCAAAACCGGCGCAATGGTCCAAACCTTTATCATCCGCGCCGACGTCCACCCATACCGCGCACTGAAAACCGGCCAGGACGAATCAGTTTGCGGCGATTGCTCGCAACGCCCGTTTAAGGGCGGCAAGTGCTACGTCGACGTAGCCAAGAGCGTTGCGAGCGTTTATGGCGCTTATGAGCGCGGGCGATACGCCCGCCCCGGCGTTGATTATGATCCGGCGATTCTACCGGATCTATTCGCCGGCCGAGCTTTTCGTTTGGGCACGTATGGAGATCCGGCGGCCGCACCGTTTCAGATCTGGCGCGCCGCAACTCTGAAAGCGGCTA